TTCCGAAAGATGACGGCAGCGAAAAGGACAATAAAACCAAATCCATTTTCAAGGGAGTTATAACCTCTATCGAAGAAAGCAACAAGGGGTATAAGTGGGACTGGAATGAAAGCGGATTGAAGGACAAAGAAGTCGGATTTCTTGTACGCGACAAGCAGTTTGTGAACGACAAAGGCGAGGTTATAACGTTTTCAGAAATCTTTATGCTGCTGTCATCGCGTGCGATAAGGGAGCACGACTATCAAGACCCTAAGCCAAAACTGCTTGAGGATAGTCAGCAAATCAACACCGCATACACGCCCGCCGATTTCAACATGACGGGATTGACCCCGCCGCCCGAGAATAACGGCGGCAACGGCACAAACGATTATCCGTTCTAATGAGGTGAGATAAAATGCCCGATAAAAAATCATTCGTGTTGTATGCTGACTATATCGAGCATTTCAGCCTGTTAAACGACATCGAACGCGGACAGTTGATTATGATGATACTGTACTATGTCAACGACAAGCCTGTCGATGTAGGTATGGTGTCCGACGGTGTACGCATGGCATATTCATTCATCAAAAACGACATCGACCGTAATTCATCGAAGTATAACACTACCTGTCAAAATCGCGCGAAAGCCGCTAAAAAGCGGGAAGAAGAACGAAAGCGACATCAAAAAGCACAATTGTCACAATTGTCACAACATACCACAAGAAAGCACAATTGTCACAATTGTGACGATAATGATAATGATAGTGAAAATGAAAATGAAAATGAAAATGTTAATGATAGTGAGAGTGAGAGTGAGAATGATATAATATTATATAGCGCTCACGCGCACACACCCACACCCACCCCGCCGACGGTCGAAGAAGTCAAAGCAGCATGCAAGGAACGGGGGTATATAATCGACGCAGACACGTTCGTGATGTACTATCAGTCGCAGAACTGGAGAAAAGCAAACGGTCAGCCAGTGACCGATTGGCTTTCAGCATTATCCTATTGGAACAGCAGAGAGAAATCTGGAAAAGGGATAAAGCTGAATACATCATACGACAGCGGCGTAATAGCCGAACACGGAAAAAGCAAGTACAGGGGGTTGAAATGACAGTAGAGGAAATCGACAAAGCCGCTCAGAGCCGAACGGGTTTAGAAGAATACAGCCTAATTGAATACGGGCTGTATTCTCGACTGAAAGACATATACGACGCATACGACAAGAAAACAATACCGTTGAACGCGGCGAGAGAGATGAAAGATGAGGCTATAAGCGAGTTCGAGCGGTGGCAATTCTGCTATAATGACTATCATGCCGAGGCGTTAAAACGGTCAGCGATAGGGATATTGATGTCAGAAGCGAACAAAAACGGCTGCCCTATATGCCGTAAAGTCGCGAAGATATACGATGGCAGGGAGCAAATAAAAGCATAGGCATAGCATTGTGATGTTAAGTTTATTGCTGCGAAGGAAAGGCTTTGTTTTGCTGGGCAAAGGCATAGCATGGTAGTGTTTTGCGCCGCATAGGCAAAGTATTGTATGGCATGGAAACGGTTATGTATGGCACGGCAACGGTTATGTATGGCACGGCAACGGAGTAGCAGGGCGCGGTTTAGTGCTGCGTCGCAAAGGCATAGGGCAGCTGCGTAAAGCAATGGAGAAGTGGCGCGGCGCATTGTTCGGCATAGCAAAGGCATGGGAAAGCAATGTTCAGCAAAGGCGGCGCGGTGCTTAGCGCGGCAATGGTTATGAATAGCGATGAGACGTTTGGCAGTGGTGTAGCATTGTTCAGCGCTGCGAAGGCAAAGGTATGCATCGTCAAGCAGGGCAAAGGCAAAGGAAAACGGTGTTAAGCTTAGCAAGGGCAATGAACGGAATTGCACGGCGAAGTGTTGCAAAGGCGAAGGCTTGCTTGGCGGCGCGACGGTATTGCATGGTATCGCATGGCGGGGTACGGCGTCGCAAAGGCACTGAATTGAGTTGTAATGCAACGGCTATGCTCTGATATGTTTTGCAGTGAACAGTTAATATCAACAACAAACAACGAAAGGAAACCAAAATCATGAAAGAAATCAAGATCAGAATTACATTCACAGAAGAGGCACTCGGCACGTTACCGGGAAACAAAGAAATCTATTCCGAGTACATTGCGGCGCTTGCGCCTGATGCGCAAACTCGTGAAGAAGAAATCGCCGCTGCAGGAATAGAGGAATACGCTGACAAGACGCTGACGGTATTCGCAAGAAATCCTGAGACAAAAGAAATCAGCCTGTTCGATTATCAAATGCGGGGATTTTTCAAGGAAAATGCAGGGATATTGAAAAAACTACCCGACACTGTATCAAGCAAAATCAAGGCGCATAAAAAGCTGATAGATAATTACATTTTCATCAAAGAGCGTTATATTCCTATCAAATTAAACGGCGATATCGGAGTATGTGAGCGCCCGTTAAGAGCGTCCACAGCTCAGGGCGAGAGAATAGCGCTTGCAATGTCGGAAACAGTCCCTGCGGGTTCGACCTGTGAGTTTACCGTACAACTGGCGATTGAGGGCGATCCAAAAACGGTCGGAAAGACAGGATATATAGACGCGCTTATGGAGTGGCTTGACTACGGGCAGTTTAAAGGTTTTGGACAGTGGCGCAACAGCGGCAAAGGGAAGTTTACCTATGAGATAATCGAATAACAGTTAATGCATAACGCGGGGCATATAAGCAAAGGCGCGGCGCAGCGCTGTTGGGAATTGTATTGCATAGGCAAGGTGTTGTAATGAAAGGCGTCGGCATAGTGCAGCTTAGCTTTGGTTTAGCTAAGTGACGAACTGCGCGGAATGGTAAAGCAAAGGCAAGGCACAGCCCCGAATGGCAAAGCAAAGGTGAGGTAAAGCGGAGCGGAGCAAGGGCAAGGCAACGCGGCGATGGGCAAGGGCGATGCGATGCTTAGACGAGTAGTGCAAAGGCACAGAATTTACTTGAAACACGCCGCTTAATTCAGATATGCCCCATACGTTAGCAGAAATGGCTCAAAATCGAACGTTTAAACAAAGGTAATATAAAATCATTACCGAGGTTAAAATCGCCGTACAGAGCAAATATAGCAATTTTAGAGGGAGGTTGATATTTTGACGTATCAAGAGTTTTTAGAAACCAAGTCTATCGCGGTCAAATCCTGCGGATTTACAGTCGATAAAAGCGAACTAAGTGAAAAGCTCTTTGAGTTTCAGAAAGATATTACCCGGTGGGCACTTGCGAAAGGGAAAGCGGCAATTTTTGCGGACTGCGGAGACGGTAAGACTTTTATGCAGCTCGAATGGGCAGAACAGATACGCAGGCGCACAGGCGGCAAGGTCATAATCATTGCCCCGCTTGCGGTATCTCAGCAAACAAAGCGAGAGGGAGAAAAGCTCGGGGTGAATGTAAATATCTGCGAAAGCATGAGCGACGTGACCGCCGAAGCGGTAAATATCACAAATTATGAAAAGCTCGGTAAATTTGTAGCATCGGAATTTATCGCGGTAGTTCTCGATGAAAGCTCAATCATGAAGAACTTTTCGGGCAAAATACGAAATCAGATCATGGAAATGTTCTGCTTTACGTCGTATAAATTGTGTTGTACAGCAACACCGGCTCCGAATGACTATATGGAGCTTGGCAATCATTCAGAGTTTCTCGGAATAATGACACGAACTGAAATGCTTGCAATGTATTTTGTGCATGACGGCGGGGAAACATCAAAATGGCGGCTGAAAGGTCATGCAAAAGACCTGTTCTGGAAATGGCTTGCCAGTTGGTGCGTTGTTATCGATGACCCGAAAAAGCTCGGATATGATATTGACGGGTATGACCTTCCGAAACTGACAATACATGAAGTCGTAGTCGATAGCTCAACGACTCTGAATGAAGCCTTGTCTTTGAACGAACGCCGACAGGCGCGCCGGGACAGTTTACAGCTCAGATGTGAAAGAGCTGCCGAAATGATAAACAAATCCGATGATACTTGGCTTGTATGGTGCGATCTCAACGATGAAGCCAATCTTGCAAACGAGCTTATAAATGATAGCGTTAATGTTCAAGGGTCGGATACCGACACATACAAATCCGAAAAAATGCTTGATTTTGCCAATGGAGACATAAAATGCTTAATTACGAAGCCTAAAATCGCGGGATATGGCATGAACTGGCAGATATGCCACAAAGTCATATTTCTTGGGCTGTCCGATAGCTTTGAAGCGTTTTATCAGGCTGTGCGCCGCTGTTATCGTTTTGGACAGGCTCATGACGTTGATGTTTATATCATTCTCTCCTACTGTGAGGGAGCCGTCTTAAATAACATTCAGCGCAAGCACAACGAAGCAGAGCAGCTTAAACAAAATCTGATTGAACTGACAAAGGGCATAACACGCAGAGAATTGAAAGCAACAAGCAGGATCGTCAGCAATTACGAGCCGAAAATTAAAATGCTTTTGCCGAAATGGGAGGAATTTCAGAATGCCAGATGTGATTGAACAGGTCATAACCGATAAATATTCGCTGTACAACGGTGACAGCTGCGAAATAATCAAAGGAATCCCCGATAACAGCATTCACTATACGATATTTTTCCCGCCGTTTGCGAGTCTGTACACTTACAGCAACAGCGAACGCGACATGGGAAATTGCAAGGGCGATGAACAGTTTTATGAGCATTTCAAGTTCCTTGCAAAAGAGCTGTACCGTGTGACAATGCCGGGCAGGCTGCTATCGTTTCATTGCATGGATTTACCCATGATGAAAGAGAGAGACGGAGTGATAGGCTTGAAGGATTTTCCCGCAATTATACGTCAGGTCTTTGAAGATGTCGGGTTTATCTATCATTCCCGTGTAACGATATGGAAAAATCCTGTTACAGAAATGCAACGTACAAAAGCGATAGGGCTTTTGCATAAACAGATCAAAAAAGACAGTTCGATGTGCCGTATGGGAATACCCGATTATATTCTGACAATGCGAAAAACAGGCGAAAATCCCGAGAAAATAACGCATACAGACGAAAGCTTTCCCGTTGACGTGTGGCAGAGGTATGCTTCACCGGTATGGCCGGACATCAATCAGAATGACACGTTACAAAGGGAAAGCGCAAGAGAACAGGAAGATGAACGGCATATCTGCCCGTTACAGCTTGAAGTCATACAGCGTTGTATCGAGCTTTGGAGCAATCCGAACGACATAATCCTTGACCCGTTTGGTGGGATAGGCTCAACTGTATATGTGGCGCGGACGCTCGGCAGACGTGCGATATCGTGCGAGCTGAAAAACAGCTACTATCGTCAGATGGTCGCAAATGCGGCGAATGCTGAAACGCTGAAAAACAGTAATGCAATAGGCGGTCAGATATCATTTGATGACTTCTTAGAGGGCAAAAATGCGGGGTAAAACAGCTGACGAGGAATAAAATGCAGAAAGGTAAGAAAATGTTATTATTTATCATTGTTTTCCTGTCGTGTGCGCTCGCGTTTTTCGTAACTGCTACTGCTGTTTTCGCCGCCCGCTGTAACTATTTGCACGACCAAATCAGCGCGTATGCTGTGCATGAAGAACAGTTGATAGCTGATAAAAAAACGCTGTTGAACGACAAAAAAGAACTGATTAATCGTAATTCCGAGCTGTACGCCGATAACGTGCAGCTCACGGCGGCGATAAGGGAATTGAAAGCAGTCAACAAAGAACTCACCAACACCGCGCCTGTTGTGGAAGAACCACAGCAGGAAGAAATTGAGCAGACAACATCAAAATATCTTCCCGAAACCTACATACCGACTAATATATTTCGGTGTGAACCGTATCAAGTATGGGACGAAGAAAAGGAAGAGTACAAAAGCGCGTTTGTCAAAGGCTCAGAACAGCGAGCATTGCAAGATGAATGTTATACAGACAGTCAAGCAGGCATAAGATACTGGACGGATAAGAGCGGCAAAACGTGGGGCTGTGCGGCGCTTGCGGGCGCTTACGGGCGTGAAATCGGTCAATGTTACATCTTCACACTCAGAAACGGACATACAATTCCCGTTATCATGGCGGATTTTAAACACCCTATCGACAATATCAGAGCCGATGACTACGGGGACGATGATATTAACTATGACGGGCAGAAATGCATTAATGTCATAGAATTTGTTATTGACATGGCGGCGGCTCCCGATTGTGTGAAACAAGCAGGTACAATGTCGGCGCTTGAATGTTTTGGCGGGCTTTACGGTAATATGGGCGATATTGTCAACGTTGAGCCGTGTGGTAGGAGGTGGAGACCGTGAGCAGATATATTGATGCAGATATTCTTGCAGAAATGGTTGAAGAAGAGTTTGACGGGCTTGTCGTTTATGATGTAGCTCCTGACGAAGCTGTTGATGATATTTGTGACATTATTAACAGCTGCCCTACTGTAGATGTCGCGCCCGTTGTTCACGGACATTGGATAACAGTTTATCGTGAGGACGGAACAAAGGCAGATAAATGTTCTGTTTGTACAGACGCAGTAAAATATTTTGATTACAAATACGGTTGGTGCCCGCATTGCGGCGCAAAAATGGACGAAAGCGAGGGAGAAGAAAATGAAGTATGAAATACACCCGGACGGCACAATGAAATTAAACCCGGCTTATACAGAAATACTCCGGCTTGACAAGATGCTGACCGATTGAAACTATGGGTTTTGACGAAAATGATGTCACCGGACACAGGACAGCCGAAGATGTTATGACAGTCGTTGAAGCGGCAATTGAAAGAAAGCGAGGAAGAACAACAATGAATGATAATTTGCCCGTGAAAATAGTTGAAACGCCTTTATATCCCGTGATGATGAGAGCATATTGTAAAAAGTGCGGAGAAGAGCTTGTTAGAAGCAACGAAGTTTTATTAAGCTGTCCACCGCAATACCAATATCGTTGCAAATGTGGTGTTAATTTTCACAGTCGTGAGGAATTTCCGAGGTTGGAATATAAGCCGCTGAAAAGTGAGGAACTACATGCGAATGACACTGAATAAACCACGCGAGAAAGACGAAAGCAGCCGCACGCGGCTATTAGCGGCGGCAATGGCAATACGAGCAAGCTGCCGCCACGGGAAAACGTGTAAAGACTGCCCGTTTTACGGCGGCGAAAACGCGTGTAAACTCGGTACATCTACGCCGCAGGAATGGCAGATAGAATGTGAGGTGTAATAATGCAATATACCCATAAATCAGCATTAAACTCTTTGCGCGGGCGGTCAAACCGCGCTGAGGGGTTGAGTTTTGAAGAACTTGTCAGCCGTTCATGCGAATACTACCGCCAATGTGGAATCGCTGACATCGAAAAGATTCCGGAGCCGATAAGACCGATAAGCAAGGTTGACCGTTACGGGCGGTTTACGGCAGTGTTTGAAAAACAGGCGCAACCCGATTACAAAGGCGTAATAAAAGGCGGGCGCTGTATCGTTTTCGATGCCAAAGAAACGACAAGCGGCAAGATAAGCATTTCCGTACTTTCAGAAACGCAAAAGGAAACGCTTTTAAACTATAACAAACTCGGCGCTGTTTCGGGCGTGCTTATGGCTTACAATTTTACATGGTTCTATTTTATGCCGATTGATATATTCCTGTCGGCAAAGCTGCTGAATAATCATCAATACTGGACGGCATATGAAGTAGAAAAGCAAGTTGAGCCGATAAGATTTCAAGGAACTAATCTTGATTTCTTAAAAAACATAATGAGCGGTGATGACTGTTGAATAAATCTGATAAGATATTAACGTTTATCCAAACACATGAACCAATGACGGCGCGGGAAATAGCGCAGGAAACAGGCGAGAAGATAGGGACGGTTTATTCTGTAGCTTTTAAAAACAAGATTGTGTTGAAACGTTCGCATAACTTCTCGTCAAAACTCCCGAAAGGGCGCTACGACCGCGAACAATGCAAGGGGAGACCGCAAAGCTGCTTTACCTGTACCAATCCCGAGTGCATTTGCAGAGATAGCTGTACACCGAAAGAAAGCGCGTTTTTATTCCTCGGTGTGGGTGATACCGAAAACAATCAAAGCAGCGCGAAAATGAAAGCGTTTGAAAGCGAGGTGAATGACAATGACTGACGAGCAGAAAGCAAGCTGCCGGGCGATAGCTCAACATTACGGGTTTAATAACCAACGTCATATTCTAATCGAAGAATGCGCTGAGCTGATACAGGCTGTATCGAAAATCGACAGAGCGAAAAACAGCGCCGAATTATCCAAAGCATACGATAAATTTAATGAAGAAATCGCTGATGTCTTAATTATGATTGAGCAGATGTTCGGCTGTGACGAACATATTGAAACTGTCAACGGCTTTATCAATCAAAAACTTGACAGGCAGATGAAACGCATGATGAATGGAGAATAAAAATGACGATAGGAGAGTGTAAGAGGTTTTTATCAAATAACAAAATTATCGGCATAAACCGCGCCGAAAAGATAACAGGTTTTAGCCGTGACGCTCTTTATCAATTCGCCGCCGAAACGGGAACAAGGTTAGTCACTACATTGGAACGGAAAGAAATATGCCGAAACGCTCCCGAGATATGCGAAATTTGCCCATACGAAGAATGTATCAACCCGGATATGCCGACATCAGCGGAAACAGAAAGAGTTGTATCCGCACTACCCCGAATGAAAAGGAGAAAAGATGACAAACAAGAAACTTAAACCCGGCAAGGTGCAAACAAACATGAAAGCGCGTGCAGCGTTCAAGGAATTGGGAAGGAATAAATTAACGTTTTTGCTTGCCTGTCGGTCATGCGGTATTGGCGTGAATCGCGTGATATCTTTCGACCGCGAAACCATAAAACAGGAATTTGAACGGTTTACGCAGGACAGCCGTGACGATGTTTTGAAATATAAAACGGCTGAGTTCCTTAAATCCGTCAATCTTCCTCAAAGCCGATTTGATGAATATGTGATGTTGAACAACGTCCCGCATCTCAAAGAAATGGGAAGAAACGGCTTTACACCAAAAGAGTTTGACGTAGTTATCAACGAACTATCGGAATATCTTGTTTTGTACATGCTGCTTTTAAACAAGTATTTCGGGTACGGTCACAAGCGGCTTGACAAGGTAATGCGTTTCATGGAAACTTACAGCGGCGACCCGTTCAAAGAATGTACAGAAGTATTTGGATATACATACCGAGATGAAAACGAACTATCAGATATATACGCATACGACCGCCGAGAGCGGCGCATGGACAAAGTTGAATTACAGCAGAAACGGCGTGAAATGCAAATTGTTAAACTAATACAGGAGGAAAAACAATGAGCGAAAACGTAAACCACCCCGAGCATTACCAGTCAAAGAGCGGTATCGAGGTCATAGATGTTATTGACGCGTTTACCGCTGATTTGACAGGCTCCGACGCGTTTTACATAGGAAACGCAATAAAGTATATCCTACGGCACAACCACAAAGGCGGGAAAGAGGATATAGACAAAGCTATATGGTATTTGGCACGATACAAACGGAAATATCCGTCAAATAACAATCCTTCACCGTATAAAGCTATGCAAGAGTTTAATAAAGCTTTAAACGCGTGTGCAGAAGACCCTTTATACGAAGCTACGGTTAAAAGGTGCAAAGAGTGCAATAGTGTTCATGGCAATTGCGACGGCAGCATACACGGAACATAAATGATCTATCCCGCTGATACAGGCGGGATATTTTTCTTTACCGCTATGGCGCTTAACGCTCGTTGTGTGGTATAATATATTTAGCTGATAAAAAAGGAATGGTGATTATATGGAGCCTATTATTAATCCGTGGTTGATATGGTTTATCGGTTTTTTAGATGCGTTAAGAAAAATATCTGTAACGTTTTGGGTTATAGGCACGATTTTTCTTTGTATAACTACAGTATCGCTTTTAATGTTTAGAGAGGATTTAGAAACAACTACCATAAAATTATTTAATAAGATTATAAAAGCGTTAATTATAACCACAAGTATATGTATGTTGTTAGCATTATTTGTCCCAGATAAGGATATTGCTGAAAAGTTGATTATTAACAGTTATATTACAGAGGATAACATCAATACTGTTGAAGACAACCAAACATCTTAACATTTTTACGGGAGCGAAACAATGACAGCAAAGGCATATCTGAGACAGTACCGTGAAGCAGTTGCAGAATTGAAGTGCAAAGAGCAGGAACGCGAAATGCTGTATGAACGTGCAACAAGCGTTTCTCCGTCAATGAACGGCGGCACACCGAGCACGGGGGAAATCTCCGACAAGACAGGACGCGGAGCCGTCAGCATTGTCGAGCTTGACGAGGTTATTTCTGCCGAAATTCAGAACCTTAAACAATTGCTGACAGAAATCCGCTCCACAATCAGCAAGGTGCAGGACGCGAACGAAAGAAACCTGCTCACATACTATTATGTTTGCGGTTTCACATGGGAACAGACCGCCGTTCAAATGAGCTACAGCTATGTTCATGTTGTAAAGAACCTACACCCCGCCGCGCTGAAATCAATTTCCGCAATAATCGGAGAAAACCCATAAAATATTACACAAAAATATACTTTAATTTATAGATTTTTACTATTATTTTGTGGTATGATGTATAATAGCAAAGAATAACAAAACGATATACTACCGCGCTTTCGCGGCAAGTATCGCGGAATACAGTCCCCGTCTTTTGGCGGGGATTTTGTTATATAAGGGTGGTGATGATGTGGACACTCCGAAAAATCTGAAAATTGAATACATCGACATAGACAAGCTGAAACCGTATGAGCGGAACGCCAGGAAACATGAAGAAGTGGACGTGCTGACGATAATGAGCAGCATTGAACATTTCGGATTTGATGACCCTATCGGCATTTGGGGCAAGCAAAATCTTATTGTAGAGGGTCACGGCAGACTTTTAGCTGCAAAAAAACTCGGATTTAAGGAAGTCCCCTGCATTCGCCTTGACCACTTAAACGATGAGGAACGCAGAGCTTACGCGCTGGCACATAACAAGACAGCAGAAATGTCAGCGTGGAAACGCGAGTTCCTTGATTTGGAACTTGATGATATTAACGATATCGATATGAGCGAGTTCGGATTTGAGGAAGAAATATTCTCAATAGATGACATTGATGATAATAACGAGGTTGATGAAGAAAGCGGCGATTACTGGACGACAAAGCTTACATTTCCTATGAGCGAAAAAGACAAAGTATCGTCATATCTGCGCAAACATAAAGAGGATATACAGCAAGAGATTATAGAGAGGAGCGGGGGCAATGGGTAACTGTATAAGCGGAGCAAACAACGCGGCGGAAGTGAAGCACTTTGCACTTGATAAAGATTACGAATATGGATTGGATAATGAATTTAGAGCAGGAGTAGGCAAAAGTCTTTATAGCAAAATATCAAATGCGAAAAGTACACGAAGATTGATTTCCGATATTGAAAGCAGTGGGTATAGCGTTCAAATGCGCGGAAATTCAGGAAGAAATGGTGAAAGGCATGACATTAGTTTTGCGAGAGAAAAAAACGGGATAGTTGAACAAATCGTTGTAACAACGAGAGAAAGATATGATAACGGTGAACATTTGTTTTGGCTTGACCAAGCAATATATCGTCGGCACAAATAATCAAACAAAACAAATATAATGATATCTTGTGGACTTCAATGTATAAATTGCGATTATCCCGTACACATGGATACTTATGTAGGCTGTACGCATAATTGCAAATACTGTTACAAACCCGTAAGAAGCAAGGCTATTGCACGCAATTTCAAAGATGTAAAGCCGCTCAACAGTGTAAAAGGAGTACGGTACTTCATAAGCGGCAAACGTAACCTTGAAACGATGTGCTTTGACTGGGATATTCCTTTACACTGGGGAGCGAACAGCGACCCGTTTCAAGAGTGCGAAAGGGAATACAAATGCTCTTTTGATGTTCTCAAAGTGTTTGCAGAGGCAAAATATCCGTTTATTGTAAGCACAAAGAATCCTATATTACTTACCGAGGAGCCGTATTTATCAACTATTTCAGAATGTGAGTGCATCGTTCAAATCTCAATGGCTTGCAGTAAGTATAATAAACTGGAGACAGGTGCGCCGCCTTATGCAGAACGCCTGAAAGCCGCTGAAATACTTTCAAAGCACGTTACAAGAGTGATAGCGCGTATTCAGCCGTATTTTGTTGACTGTTTTGATGAAATAATAGCTGAATTGCCAAATATGTCAAACGCGGGTATTCACGGCATTATCTGTCAAGGCTTTATCTCTCCAAAAAAGCAAAAGGGAATGGAGCGTATCGGGCAGAAATACCGTTTTCCTGTTTATAAACTGGCACACGATTACAAAGCGATTAAACAGAAATGTCATGATGTAGGTTTATCATTCACTTGTACAGAGTACGGGCTTGACTGGCTGTCAGATGACCTTAAATGTTGTGGTACAGCAGGACTTGACCAATACAAGCCGAACAATTTTACTTTGTCGAGATTGGCTTATACCCCCGACCTCGCTATACCAACAGAAACTATGAAGAAAGCAGGCACAACGAGACCGTTTAAGAGCATAAAAGCTGTACAAGCATGGGCGTTGGAGCTGAAAAACAAATCGTATTACGATATGATACTTGAATATGAACCAAACAATACGGCATATTGCATGGAAATGAAAAAAAATATATGCGGATAAATAAAGGCAGGTGTTGAAAATGCCACGAACAGGCAGACCGAGAGCAGAGATAGATAAGCTGCAGTTTGAAAAGCTCTGCGCAATCATGTGTACAGAATCCGAGATTTGTGACGTTTTTGACATCTGCGAAGATACACTAAACGCATGGTGTAAACGAACATACGGTCATACTTTCTCGGACACATTTAAAAAGCTATCAGCAAAAGGAAAAGCAAGCCTGCGGCGAAAGCAGTTCAAAATAGCTGAAACAAATGCAGCCATGGCTATTTTCCTCGGTAAGAACTATCTCGGACAGACTGACAAGACAGAAACGAACGAGAACGCGGCAGAGCCTATACAGCTTATCATAGCGCCGCGAGAAAAGAAAGATGAACCTACTTGATGCTACAGCGCCGTGTTATGACGATGTTGTTTACAGCGCGATAGAGCATACCTACACACAATATCTGTTACATGGCGGGCGCGGTTCCGCAAAATCATCGTTTATAACGCTGCTGATTATAATAATCATGAAGATGAATGAGGGCGTAAACGCTCTTGTTTTGCGCAAAGTCGGAGCAACGCTTAAAGATAGCGTTTATAATCAAATGCGGTGGGCGATAGACCAACTCGGGCTTAACAACCTTTTCAGAGCGACAAAGAACCCGTTGGAAATCGTATATAAACCGACAGGGCAAAAGATATATTTTCGCGGGGCAGATGACCCGTTGAAAATAAAGTCGATAAAGCCTGATAAGGGATATATCGGTATTACATGGTTTGAGGAGTTAGACCAGTTCAACGGGGAAGAAGAAATCAGAAACATATTGCAGTCAACCAACCGTGGCGGCTCAATGTTCTGGAACTTCTTCAGCTTTAACCCGCCAAAAAGCCGTGATAACTGGGCAAACATCTTTGCACAGCAAGACCGTCCCGACAGATTAACAGTACATTCGACATATCTTGATGTCCCGCGTGAATGGCTCGGCGAGCAATTCATAATTGATGCTGAAATGCTGAAACAGTTGAACCCGACAGCATATCAGCACGAGTATCTCGGTGAGGCTGTCGGAACGGGCGGCGCTGTATTTGACAACATCGAAGAAAGAACGATAACCGATAACGAAATCAGCACCATGGGCGCGTTCTATTACGGCATGGACTTTGGTTTCGCTGTTGATCCGTTCGCGTGGCTCAAAATCTCTTATGACGCAAAACGGAAGATAATATATTTTCTTGATGAAATATATCAAACTCGCCTGTCAAACTCCCGTGCGTGTGAATTGATAAAGCAGCGGCAGAGCGCAACAAACTACATCACAGCCGACAGCGCGGAGCCGAAAAGTATTTCCGAGATGAACGAACTTGGACTGAAAGTTATAGGAGCAAAGAAAGGCCCCGACAGTGTGTATTACGGAATATCGTGGCTACAGAATCAAACAAAGATTGTGATAGATAAAAAGCGCTGCCCGAACACGTACCGTGAATTCAGCTGCTATGAGTACAAGCAAGACAAATACGGGAACTTTATATCAGAGTTTCCCGACGCAAACAACCACACGATAGACGCGGCGAGATATGCGTTAAATGACCTCATTTCACTGCGTAGAGTGAAATTTATATCAAAATCGAGCATAGGGGTATATTAATGATAAACGATATTTTTACAACATCATTGACGGGAAATGAAATCACTCCCGAAATAGCTGCCAAATTTATTCGGCGGCATTTATCAAACGATGTCCCCCGTCTTGAAACGCTTTATAATTACTATATCGGAGAGCAAAGCATATTAAATCGCCGCAAAGATAAAAAACTGTCTAATAACAGACTGGTAATCAATCACGCGGCATATATTGCGAATTTCACAGCGGGGTATCTCCTCGGCACACCCGTTTCGTATTCGCTGCTTGACGAAGACAACGAGAAAATACAGCCGATACTTGACGCGCTGAAGACGGCAGACGCACCGACACAAGACGCGGATTTAGCGCTTGACGGTGCTATTTTCGGGCGTTCTTATGAACTTGTTTATGTTGCAGAAAACGACACAAAGATAAAGCTTGCACGGCTTTCCCCGTTGAACGCTTTTGTCGTTTACGATGACACTGTAGAGCAAAAGCCCGTTTTCGGTATTCATTACTATCCTATATACGATGTTTCGGGCTTGCAGACAGGCTATAAAGGCATTATCGCAACCGATACATACATTCAAGATATAACGCTTTCCCTGGGCGCGGGTGATGTCACAACCGTGGGCAATCCGATACAGCATTTCTTCGGCAAAGTACCGATAGACGAGATATACAATAACGGTCAACGGCTCGGAGACTTTGAGAATGTAATTTCACTGATAGATGCTTATAACCTCTTGCAGTCTGACCGACTTAACGACAAAGAGCAGTTTGTAAACGCTCTGCTTGTGATTAAAGGTCAAATCCTCGGAGATACTGAAGAGGAAAAACGTGAGGCGCTTGACGGGATGAAAGAAAATAAAGTCATGGAGCTTGCCGCTGACGGTGAGGCGGCGTTCCTGACACGACAATTCGATGAAAGCAGTGTTGAAGTTTACAAAAATTCCATTGTAAACGACATTCACAAAATATCATGCGTCCCGGATATGTCGGATCAAAACTTTGCAGGCAATGTCAGCGGTGTAGCTATGAAATATAAGCTCTTAGCTTTAGAACAGCTCGCAAAAGTAAAACAGCGCTTTTTCACTGAGGGTCTGCGGTATCGCCTGGAGTGTATTTCAAATTTCCTCCGTTTCAAAACAACATCATCGTTTGATGTAGGGGAAATTGATATAACGTTTAAGCGCTCACTACCCGCAAACAAAATCGAACAGGCGCAAATGGTATCAATGCTTAACGGCATTGTTCCGCAAGAATATCTTTTATCTCAAATTGATTTCGTTTCAGACCCGAAAAAGGCTATGGAACTAATCGAAGAAGAAAAGCAAGCGGCAGAAGAAAGGGCAATGCAAACACAGCAAGCGCTGATGAATATGGAGTACAATACACCGATAAAAAGAAGTGATGTATGACAGAAAAGCAGTTACATGACAGACTTCAAAACCTATACGTTAAAGCATACAATGACGTTATCAAGCGAATAAAAAACAAAAAGATGCCGCTGACAAAGCAGCAATTAATTATGCTGCTGTTGGAAAAAGAGCGGGAATACTGGTTTAACCGCTTGAACGTGATTGATGAATTTCAAGTGTATGAGGTTCAAAAAGCCGCTATAATGCTTTCAAATCCGTATATTAACGCGGGGCGGCAGTATTCCGAGACCGTCAAAAAGATATACAGCACATATCAATCTGCATTTGATTTGACAAAATCACAAGCAGGCACTTACATGAAATCGGTCAAATATGACCGCACAATTGCTGAAAATCTCAAAGCAATTGCGGATAAACTCCCAGACGGCGAGCAGAAAAACGCAATATTTGCGGAAATCGCCGCACCTGCATATCGTTACCGTATGCAACGTGCTGAGATTATGGCTCAGAATGTCGCCGACACGTGCCAACAAATAGCGCGCGCAGAGATACGCTCAGAACGCGCTACACTGCAAACAGCAGTTGAAAGGTCATATAATATCACCCTTGATGAAATCGCGGGAAAATCGACCGCAGAGCGGTTAATGGGCGACATAGTAAAACAGGCGGGAACCGCAAAACAAACAGCGGCTCCCGTTTCGTTCACTGAGATACAGGAAATTACAGCGACAAACGACAAAGGACTGCTTGATAGTTTCACGGAGATAAACGACCGCGCTGTAAAAGAAATCATCAATCACAACTGGCATGGTGAAAACTTCTCGGAGCGTGTATGGGCAAATACCGAAGATGTTGCAAAAGAGGTCAAAGGCGTTTTGATAAAAGGCGAGCTGACAGGTGCAAGCGTCGCGGAAATGTCCGCAGATGTGCAGAAACGATTTGAGGTCGGCGCATACAAGGCGCGGCGGCTGATTCGGACAGAATACAACTATTGCACCAATCAGTCAACATTACGCGGGTATAAAGAAAACAAGGTGGAGCGTTATCGTTATCTTGCGATTCTTGATGACAGGACATCGGAAATATGCGAGGAAATGGACGGCGAGGAGTTTGATGTATCGGCGGCGGCGGTAGGAGTTAATTATCCGCCGTTGCACCCTAATTGCCGCTCTACAACAGTTCCCATTATGTCAGATTTTGACAATATTGAGGATAAACTTGACGCGTTGCTTGACGACATCGGCGCTCCCGAGGGTGTTGACCCTGTTGAATATCTTGCGGAGCAGCTTTCAAAAACACCCGCATAAATTCATATATTAACGGCGTGTCGGCAATAGTCGGGGCGCTGTTTTTATACACAAACGAACGCGCGGAGCAATTCGCACGGGCAACATTAAAACGAACGTGCCGGACATTGAACAGCACGGGCAAAGGAGAAAAACAATGTACAACACAATGGAAGAAAGAAAACCGTTATCGTTGGTTATCGGTATGCAGTATTTTGCAGAAACGGGAACAGATGACGCAAACGCAAACGCTCAGGGCAGCGGAGAGCAGAACGTTCAGAACACGCCCACGTTAAAAGAACTGCTTGCGGCAAACAAGGCGTATCAAAGCGAGTTTGACAAAATGACGAGCAAATCACAGGAGACAGCAGTAGCAAACGCGCGGGCAAAGTGGGAGGCTGACGCGAAAGCGAAAGCAGACGAGGCTGCGAAACTGGCAGCTATGGACGCGGAAAAGAAAGCAGCGTATGAACGGCAGAAACTTGAAAAAGAGCTTGCCGACCGTGAGGCTGCTGTAACCCGCCGAGAGCTTAAAGCGGAGGCACGTTCACAGCTCGCTGAAAAAGGCTTGCCGACTGAATTAGCCGACATTCTCGATTACTCAAACGCCGAAAGCTGCAAAGCGTCAATGGATGCGGCAGAAACAGCGTTTAAAAAATCTGTTGAAAATGCGGTAAACGAGCGTTTAAAAGGCGGTCAGCCGCCGAAAAAAGGCGATACCAACGGCACAAACGCGTATGACGGCATGAACATTGATGAACTGTCGGAGCGCATGGAAACACACCCCGCAGAACATGACGCTATTCTTTTAGCCATTGCGAAAAGAAACAAACCTAAAAAGTAAAGAAAGGACGATGAATAATGCCCGCAACATTCGCAGGTAAGATTTTCAACCCCGAGGTTTTCGGCAGATACCTCGAAACAATCCCGAGGATAAAGCAGGACGCATTTATATCTTCGGGCATTTTCCGCAACCGTGCAGACCTCAGAACAATGCTGTCAGCACAGACAGGCGGTAACTACATCACAATCCCCATGATAGGGCGCATAGGCGGCGACGCGGACAACTATGACGGCACAACCGATATGACTGTATCAACGCTTGACAGTTATGCTCAGTCGATGATTGTTGTCGGCAGAATGCACACATGGACAGAAAAAGACTTCACGACCGAGATTACGGGTCATGATTTCATGGGTGACATAGCCGCACAGCTCGCAAACTATCAAGACGATGTTGACAACACAACTGTTCTCAAAATCCTTGAAGGTATTTTCGGCGTAAACACTGACGGTTTCTCTGAACGTCACACTCTCGATATGACAGGAACTACAACAGGAACCGTAACAGAAACATCACTGCTCGAGGCGGCACAAAAGGCGGGCGGCGACAACCGCGGATTATTTAACATGGTTATCATGCACTCTGCAATTGCGACAGCATTAGAAAAAATGGAAGTGCTGGAATATCGCAAGTACACCGACGCACAGGGTATTCAGAGACAGATATCTCTTGCCGACTGGAACGGTAAGACTGTACTTATCGATGATGATGTCCCTGTTAAAAAGTCTGAGACCACAGCGGGTGTATATACCGTACAAATATCCACCAAAGCGACCGCAGGCGATATTATCAAGATAAACAACGTTGAACTTATCGCGGGAACAGATTTCGACCTCACGACCGACACAGCAACAGGAAACGCGGCGGCAATTGCAACAGCTCTTAACGCGTCTAACGATGCAACCGTTGCAAAATATACATGGTCTTCGACATCAACCAAACTTGTTGCAACCGAAAAGAGCGGCTACTACGGAACAGGAAAGTTTAATGCAACTGCTACAAAGGGCGGCTCGGGCACTCTTGCTATCGGCAGCGTCGCGACAGATACAGCGCCTGTTGTCGGACTTGTATATACAACTTATATTCTCGGACGTGAGGCGTTCGACTATTGTGACTGTGGCGCAAAAGTTCCGTATTCAACCAGCCGTGACGAGATGACTGCAGGCGGTGTTGACAAGCTGCATTTCAGACAGAGAAAACTTTTCGCTCCTCATGGTTTCAGCTTTATCATGCCGTCGCCCGCGATTATCTCGCCTAATGATACACAGCTTGCGACAGCTGCTAACTGGGATGTAGTCAAGAACATGACAGGCGGCGCGTACTACAACAGCAAGGCAATTCCGTTCGCTCGCATTCTCTCAAAGGGCTAAAAAGGCGGTGCAAAAATGGCGGCAGATTTAACAATAATGTTTGAGCGGCGGCTCGGTAAAGCTGTTCCTGCAAGCGATACAGCTTGCGTGGAGCAGATACTATCCGACAAAACTGATCAAGTGTTAGACTATATAGGGCGTGACACCTTGCCTGAACGGCTTAACAGCGTCGTTGTGGAGCTTGCGCTCATTGCATACAACAAACGCGGAGCAGAGGGCGAAAGCGCCCGCGCGGAAGGTGGTATCTCACGTTCTTTTGACGACCTGCCGCCCGATTTGCGAAAGCGCCTTGAAAATTACCCGCGCAGGATAGGATTTGTGAAAGCATGAGACTAATGAACATCGACACAAAGACATATACACTTTATAGACCCGACACGGAGCAGTCAAGCCGCGCCGGGTCAAAGTTTGTGTATTTACCGTATGGCAGTGTTACAGGTCAATTATCGTTCGTGCATGATTCTGTAACGTCTGAAATGTACGGTAACCGCGCGGTTAATTTGGCTACTCTGATATGCGAAAATGACGCGGATATACGGTTAAAGGATAAAATACAGGTTAATAACACATATTATGTCGTTATTGCTGTACAGCGATTTACGACCCACGTTACAGTAACGCTTGAAATAACCGAGGTGTTATAACATGGCTGCACATTGCGTATCAATCAAGGGTCTTGACGCTGTTATGAAACAGCTTGACAGGCTTGGTGCAAATCTGCCTGAGATTGTTGACAAGTCTTTGCAGTCCTCGGCGGAATTTTTGACAGGAAAGGTCAAGGAGAAAATAACCGAGTTCGGCGCGGTCGATACAGGAGCAATGCGGAACGACACGGCATGGAAAAAGAAGGGCTTATGCAGTTATGTTGTGACCTGCCCGAAAAAGTACGCTATATTTGTAGAGTTTGGCACAGGCTCACTCGGAGACCCCGCTGTTGCGCATAATACATCGGATTCAACAACATACACGCGCAACGGTCAAGCGGTAGTGGCACCGTTTAAACCGCACCCGCCGCGTCCGTTTATGCGCACAGCATTTGCAGAGAACAAAGACAAGATAAAGCAGAAGTTACAGTATGACATACTGGTTGAGGCGAAAGGAAAGCTGACAAATGGTTGATATAATACCCCATATAAAGGAATTGCTACAGCCGTTAAATGCTCAAATTGAACAGGCTTTCCCTGACACGACTGTAACAGCGCCGTTAATCACTCTTCGCGTTATCTCCGACATAGCGACCACAAACAAATGTGTCGAAGTCTTTACGCGGATTGTCGTACAGATAGACGCGTACACGCGCGATAAGGACGAAACCTTTGCACTATATCAGAGCATAAATGAGATTATGACAGAAAACGGGTTTACAAGAAATAACGCGTTTCCTCTTTCCGAGGGCGCGTTCGAGAGGTATCAAATGACGTATTCATGCGGCATTGATATTTCACGAAACAGAATTATTGTATGATTAGGAGGTAATAAAAAGTGCCTACACCTACAACAACTACATCGGGCATAATGCCGTATGGCGCTACGTTTGCAATCGGCTCTACAACAATAGCGCAGCTGGAGACTACACCCGATATGGGTTCACCCCCGAACACGGTAAACGTATCATCTCACGATAATACAACCCGTGAGGCGTATATCGCGGGCAGAATGGACGTATCAACGTTTGACTTCACATTTATCATGGCGGCTGACGCGTCAAACTATAAGGCAGCGCTTACGGGGCAGCGTACAGCGGGAACAACATACACGCTGACATATCCCGACGGTACAGGCTACACGCTCACAGGCGAGCACTACGCGTTCCACAACGCAACCAACCAAAGCGACGCGGAAAGGTTCACTATTTCCGTAGTCGCAACTGATGTGACAGAGACAGGAACAACATAAGAAAAAAAGAAAGGAGCGGCTTATAAAATCAAATTATAAGCCGCTTTTTCGCGTATTAAGGAGAAAACTATGGCAAATTGCGTAATATATAAATTCAATAACCCCGAAAAGGGTGAAATCAAGCTGAAACTTGACGCAAACGCTGCACAAGACCTTGAAATAAGGCTCGATGACAATCTGTTAAACAAAATTCACGACATTGCAAAATTGTCGATAGCAACGGAATATGTGGCTGCTGCTATTATAGACGGTACATATAAAGAAAAGAAAGTAAAAGCCGCTGAAATATACGACGATATGATAGATGCGGGAAAAACGATAGAGGACTATCATGCGTTAATTTACGATATTATGGTGGCGGCGGGTTTTATCAAAGCCGCCGATGTGGAGAACGCGCTGAAAGCGGCGAAAGCGAACGAGAGAATACAGGCGCTGCAAGTATCGGCGACAATGGCAACACTGGACGAGCTGGAGAAGAAAGCGTCACAGAAACCTTAAACAGGTTAATGCCCGCTGTTTTGTCGCGTGGTATTTCCTATTCGGACTTCTGGCAAATGACTTTCGGCGAGATTAACGATTTTGTAAAATACACAAACGATAAAACCAAAGATGACGCGAAGTTTCAGCAGATGTTATCCGCGTTTAATGCGTTTTGGAGCGGCGCATACAGCCGCCCGGGTGTACGGCTCCCGCACAATGCGGGTGAGGCTTTTCCACATATTTTTGACGCTCAAAGCGGCATAAATGTAAAAAACAATTGGCAAGCGTCGAAATATGCTATGATGCAGCGCGTGGCGTTATTCAAACAACAGAAAAACAAAGGCGGTGTAAAATAATGCCCGGTGAAATGACAACGGACGAATTAAATATAAAAATTACCGCCGAAACAGGCGGCGCACAATCGAATATATCATCGGCGGCAAGGGAGCTTGACGGGCTAAAGGCGAGCGCGGATAATGCCGACAGCGGTATGTCTGCTCTTGTCGCTGCCATGACACAGGCAGCGCAGAGCATGATGCAGGTATCAGCGAGCATTTCGGGTTCAGTTTCGGGGTTATCCGCGTTTCAATCTACTGTTGACGGTGCTGTATCTTCAGTTTCATATTTATCAACGGCAAGCGCAAACTCGGCGGCGGCTCTCGGTTCCATGGTATCATCAACGTCAGATTTTACTGACCGCATGGGAACTTTATCTGATACTACCCACGGGACAGCCATAGGTATGACAAAACTGCAACACGAGATACTTGACACGCTGTCAAGTATGCGTGATTTTGCGGCAAACATGAACACGGCGGGAGAGTCTGCAAAGGACACGGCGGCGAAAATAGATGACCTTGCGAATCAGATAAAGAATATGCCGACGCAACAGCCGACAGTGCTTGCCGAAGGGTTCAAAAAACTGAAAAGCATTGTTGCAACGCTCGGTATTGCGAAATTTGTCAAGGACAGTAACGATGCATATATCACGCAGATGCAGAACGAGCTGAAATTGACAAGTCACATGAAACACCGCATGAACGCAACAGATGATGAAATACGCGCGGTCAAGGAACTTGCAAGCGCGCAGCAAAAGCTCGGTGTTATCGGCGACGAGATACAGTTAGCGGGAGCACAGCAACTCACCACCTATGCGCGGCAGTCGTCAACGTTGCAAACGTTAATACCCGCTATGAATAATTTAATCGCTCAAAATGCGGGATATAGCGCAAGTGTGGGAGATGCGACAAGCGCAGCTGATATGCTCGGACGCGCGTTAAACGGTCAATACACGACTTTAAAACG